AATAACACGTATAAATAATTCAAGTCAATATTTGCTAAACAACACTTATAGGAGAAAATCATGGCAAAAGGTAATGACGAAGTTGTCATCCCTGTAGAGGCTACAGAAGCCTTTCATGCGGAGGCAAACACAGTAGCCCCTAAAAGCGGGAAAGTATTCACGGAGGATGAAGTAGAAAACATCCGAAAGCAAGAGAAAGATAAACTCTACAAGCGTCTTGAAGAGGCAGAAAACCGCTACAAGGGCATGGAAGAACAGATCTCAACACTTGCTACTGAACGTGAAAAGGCAATTAAAGAAGCAACTGAAATTGCCCGTAAAGAAGAAGAAATTCGCCGCCAGCGTGAGTTTGATGAGTTGAGTGCAAAAGAACTTCTCAAGCGAACCGAGGATGAATTTAATGTCAAGATTAAGAATGTGGATGCTGAATGGCAGAGTCGCTTTGCTCAGATTGAAGCAGAACGCTCGGCACAACAAGCATTGTTAGATAAAGAACGGCAATTGCGTGAGGTTGAAACCTACCGCCAGCGCCGTGTACACGAGTCTCAAGACGAAATCATTCCAGAACTGATTGATTTGGTCGCAGGCAACACCCCAGAAGAGATTGAAGCATCAGTGGAAATCCTTCGTCAGCGGAGTGCTGCTATTATTGAGAGTATCCAACAAGCGACTCAACCAAGTCGTGTTAGGGGTGCGGCGGTAACGTCACCATCCGTTGGGCCAATGGAAACTCAAACGGAGTATCAAACATTGAATGCGGAAGATATCCGAAACATGACAATGGATCAGTATGTTAAAATGCGAGACAGGCTTTTAAGTTCACGACCTAAAGGTCGTTTTTAGTTATTATCCATTAAGTCACTAAGGAGAAATCATGGCATTTCCAGCACCAACAGGTGGTGCGATTACCGCAACAGCAAACATCAGTCCAACTGGTTACTCGAGCGATAGCGCACTATCCCCAGCAATTCAAACTATCTGGTCCAAGGAAATCTTGTTCCAGGCAATGCCTGTTCTGCGCTTTGAGCAGTTCGCAGTGAAGAAGACCGAACTTGGTGTACAGCCTGGTTTGACCATCAACTTCATGCGTTACAGCAACCTTGCAGTAGATCAGGCAGTAGGAGCAACCCTTGATGAAGGTGTGCGTATGGAGCCAGTTGCTCTGTCAGCATCACAGATTCAAATCACCGTAGGTGAACAGGGTCAGGCTCTCGCAGTAACCGAGTTGCTCCTTAACGCATCGTTCGATGACGTTATGGCATCATCCAGCCGCTTGCTCGGTCGTCACATGGCGCAATCCATGGACATCCAGGCTCGCAACACCCTCTACAAGACCGCAATCCCATTCGGTGGCGGTGCAGCAGTACCACCAAACATCGTGTTTGGTCGCAAGACTCTCGGTTCAACCCGTGGTTCAATTGCTCCTTACGATGCAGGTACTTTGGGTGACGCAAGTAATCCAGGCTACCTCTCACCAGCAACCGTCAAGGATGCTGTTGAAGTGCTTGCAGGTCAGAACATCCCTCGTCTTGGCGACACGTACGTCTGCTTCGTTCACCCTTCACAGAGCCGTGCGCTCCGTGACTGGCCTGAATTCATTGAAGTAACGAAGTACGCTGCTCCAGGAAACTTCATGCTTGGTGAAATCGGTCGTTTGTATGACGTTGTATTCATTGAAACCACACAGGTTACAAAGAACACAGGTCCAGCAGACATCGACAACTCAGCATCGGGTACGCAAGCAATGAACGCAGACTCGTACAACGCAATCATGATCGGTGACAACGCTTTTGGACATGCAATTGCATTGCCAGTTGAACTCCGTGACGGTGGCGTAATCGACTTCGGTCGTGAGCACGGTCTCGCTTGGTACGCCATTTGGGGCTTCGGCATGATCACGCATGAATCACGTGTATTGTTGAACACCAAGGGCGGAGCAATCGCTTCCTCGTAATTAAGTCAACTAGTATTGGGGGGTCGGGGTAAAACCCGACTCCCTCAACCCCTTTCAATTGGAGAATAAAATGGCAGCACGTAAAAAATCAGTAGTTCAAGAATTCGTTGAAAACGATGAAGAACAATTGTTTGTTTCAGAAATCCCTGAAGCAGAAGTCCTTGATACAACAACTAAGTCGGGAGATATTAGTGCTCGTGTAAAAGGATCTTGGACAATGTTTTGGGGTCAAGATACATGGATTTTTAATGACGGTCACCGTTACAAACTTCCACGTGGCTTGTTTGAATATTTGAAGAAGAACGGCAATATCTACGACACTCTCTGAGGTTTAAATGGCTGGATTTACAGTACCTAATGCAAGCGAATACGGTGTAACAATCCAGAGCCTTGATCAAGCAGAGCCAGACTCTCTTGACTTTAAAATTCTTGGTAACCACAGTGCAGGTGTTCTTACAGGGTGTGACATCACTGTTTTTTCTATTGGTAATGGCAGTGCAACACTAACCAACGGTGAAGTGTTCGTTAACAACTCCTTTGGAACTGTTACTGGTGACACTTTAACCTTTTCAGCCGCAGGTGCAGACGCACGATTTGATATTGTTGCTGTAGAAAAATCTGGTAGTTCGTTTATCTACACAACTATTGTTGGTACATCTAGCGCAACAAACCCAGTCTTTCCAGCAGTGTCTGTTAACCAATTGCCTCTTTATGCTATCTATAGAAAATCTGGAACAACCCTTAACTCAACCAGTGTTGTAGATAAGCGCAAATTTCTAAATCTTGCTCACAGAACTGGTGCCGCAGTACCAACAACAGCAGCAGATAACGGTGACTTGTACATACGCACAGGGGCAGCACTACTGGCTGAACAATCAGCAGTGTATGTGTACGTAGATTCTGCTTGGCAAAACCTTGCTAAATACGAAGGTGTGCGTGAAGACCCATTGCATCCATTCTTGTTTTCAGGACTGTAATGGCTAGTGCAGTAGAGATAATTACACGACTAATTAGACCATCAAGTAACTCAACAACAGCAGACATTACAAGAATTAGAAGAATACATACGTCACGTATGCGTGAACAACAACCAGCGATTGGGCAACCGCTTCAAGACACAGTTCCCGGCACGGGATCAGGCGATCAATAGTAAACTGTATTTATGCATGCTAATTACTCCCACGTACTGATTGAAAAGATCATGGAGATTGCCCGTACATATCTCCGTGATTACCCCAAATTCTTTCAAGTTTCTTTTGACGCTGTGGGTAGAACCTACGAATTAGGAAACCCCAATATTGAATCTAGTTCCCTATGGATAGCCACATACACAGCAAATGGCAACCCTACTGAGATTACCTCTAATACATCTGCATCTACGTATTACTCATTAGATGATAGAAACGGGATTATAAGATTTAATAGTTCTTCTGCTTCGGCTACAAAAATTATGGTAGAAGGTTATTACTATGAATGGGTTCTTCCTAAAGACCTTGAATACTTTGCAAGACATGCTATTGAGCAACACACATACAACTTAGATACACCTCTAGAACTTGTTGCCCCAATTGTTCTAGATACAATTGGTATGGCTACTGTAGTTGAAACTTTGTGGGGATTGCTAACTGAGTACAGCCGTGACATTGACGTAACTACGTCTGAATCTATTCATATTCCTGCCAGTCAACGTTTTCGAATGGTTCAATCCATGTTGGATTACTGGACCCGTAACTACCAAGCACAGGCTCGTGCTCTAAACATTGGTATTGAACGTATTGAAATAATGAACCTTCGCCGTGTATCTAGAACTACAGGTCTGCTAGTTCCTATTTATAAAGCACGTGAAGTTGGAGATTACGGCCCAATTGAGAGACAGTTCCCTGAAATCAATCCAGGGGATATTAAAATTGAAGACAACGATGAACCTCTTCGTGAAGAGGTTTACATGCAAATCAACCCACAGTCTGGGTACTCCACCGTACAACCAATTAACTGGTAACTTATGGATCCCCGTAGAGAACTTGGGCAAATACGAAAGCATTACCGCCAGTATCACCGCCATGTAGGTGAACGTATTGTGTGGTTTGAATTCAATCCATTAGAGGCTGGAAGCACTTACGATGATGTTTACGATGAAGGTGTTTCTGGATCTGGTGGAAAAACCTACAAAACTGGAG